GATAGCGGTATCTTCGCAAGTGGAATTACAATTAGTGGTAATCCTGTATCTACAGGAGCGGCGGGAGGAAGTGTTGGTACTTTACAACAAGTCACTGATCTTGGAGCAACTACAACAAATTCTATAGTTTCTACTGGCCCTCATATTTCTGGAACTACAGGTCTTTTTGAAAATGCTAAAATAAGTAATTTTAATTCTTCTGATTATGCTGCTTTCGGGCATGAGAATGTGGCAGATAGTGCTTATGCAATTAGACAGCATAGTAATGGAAATGTTCATATCAACTGTGGCTCTTCTAGGCTTATTCAATTTAGACATCAAAACAGCACTCAAGGAGGATTCAATGCGTCTAAGGATTTCTTTGTCGGGCCTTCAGAAACAAATAATACTTTTTATGTAGATATATCAGAAACAAATGTCGGTGTAGGAACATATGCTCCAGTATCTCTTTTAGATGTATCGGGATCATCAACATATGGAGGCATTACTGTTCGTGGTAATATTGTTCCTAGAGTTGTATTTAGTGGCGCTAACTCTGTCAATAACTGGGGTATTGGTATACATGATAATGTTGGTAGTCAATTTGCTATAGGATCAAATACTGCTGGTCATGCGGCAATGACCGAATACCTTGTCATACAATCCGATGGTGACGTTGGCATTGGGACAAATAGTCCATCAGTAAAGTTACAAACCCTTGGAACTGTCTCTGGTTACACAGGATTGTTCTCTGGCAGTGTTGGTATAGGTACAAATACTTTCCCAACTTCGACCAAACTAAATATAACAGATGGACACGTAAGGCTATCGGACGGATACAAAATTGATTGGGGAGGGACAAACGTAAGGATTGATGGTAATAACGGTAGTGATTATTTCAGAATTTTTACATCGGGAACCGAAAAATTACGAGTAGATCATGCTGGTAATGTTGGTATAGGAACAGATGATCCAGATGCGCCTTTACATATAAAAAGCACTACAAATATACAAACTTTACGTATTAACTCTGCTTGGAATGAGGGAGCTGGCGCAGTTGCTACAATATCAACCTCAGCTCAAGGGAATGTTTTACTCCTTGAAAGTGCTACTACTTCTAGTAGTAGAGAGCTTTTCGAAGTTAAAAATTCAAATGGCGCAATTTTTGATATTTTAGGCAATGGATGCGTTGGTGTAGGGAGCGCAATTCCATCATCGAAACTAGAAGTTTCTGGCGCTATCTCAGACAGTGTTGCAGTTTTTAGAGATGGTTCTGATGGAGTAGAAATAACTACAAGAGGATCTTCAAGACAACAAATTGATTTCTTAGGTACTAATACTTCTTCTATAAACGCAAAAGGCTCTCTACATATTAATTATGATACAAATAATGATGGATCTAATGACAGTATAACATTTGCTCGTAATAATGACGATGAAGATGGAACTGTTGATATGGTTATCAAAGAGGGTAAGGTTGGTGTAGGAACAGCATCCCCAGATTATACATTAACTGTTGACGCAGGAGCCACTAACGAGATAGCAAGGTTTAGATCTACTGATAACGATGCTGCGATATCTATCCAAGATAATACCGATGCCGTTTATGTAGGTCTAGATGCTTCTGCTGATATAATGTCACTTGGCTTTAGTAATGCTTTTAATACTACTAATTTGAGCATAGATACAGCAGGTAGAGTTGGTATAGGAACAACTCTACCCTCTTATCAATATTTTAATAACCTCGTTGTCGGCAATAATGATGCTGGCGATAAAGGAATTACAATACGTTCAAATACTGGCAATAAAGGTGTATTAGCCTTTTCTGATACAGACTCTGCAAATGCAGGTAGGTATGATGGATATATTGCTTATGGTCATACTGATAATACAATGCGTTTCTTTACTAGTGCAGGAAATGAGCGCATGGCTATTGATAACAATGGCAAGGTAGGAATAGGAACCGTTTCTCCTGCTGATACTCTTCAGGTAGCAGGACAAGTAAGAATTGATGGTTCTACAACAGATGGACTTACAGTCACATCTAATGCAGGGGCAAGTCAGGGATTATTAATTTATAATAACTCAAGCACAGATACAGCTAGTATTATAAACTATTATGATGGGCCATTAGTCTTGGGGCAGAACAATGCTGAAGTCATGAGGCTTCATAGTAATGGTAATGTTGGTATAGGGACGGCAACTCCAGCTAGAGTACTTGATGTATCAACAAATGGTTCTGATACATACGGAATAAGAAACTCTTATAATTCTTCCTACTACATGGAAATGGCTCATAACCGTTTCAATGCTGTAGGGAATAATTATATTTTCTTTAATATAGGTAATAACACAAGAATGGCCGTAGTTGATGCCGCCTATGCTAATGGGGTTAACGGAGTTGGAATTGGAACAACTGAACCAAGCTATGAACTAGAAGTAGTTGGAACAACAAAATCTACCTACTTTATAGGTGGTGCTTATTTTGAGGAGAACGCATCTTCTAGTAAACTAAAATTCTACAAAGACGGAACAGTCCTTGTCATGGATGAAGATGGTGAATTAAAACCATGTGATAAAGAAAATGACACTTTAGTTTTTGGTGTTAGTAAAACAGATTTTAATGCTCCTGTAGTACTTGGAGCAGAGCCTATTCTTGTAACAGGACCAATTAAAGTTGGTGATTACATTGTAACTTCAAACAAACAAGGCCACGGGCAAGCAATGAAGGAACAAAAACTAGGTACAATTATAGCCCAAGCCATGGAAAATGGAGACGGCGAATCTTATAATATTAAAGGTATGATTAGAAAGATGTGATAACATCTATTTAAAATAAATTAAAATAAAATTAAATGCCAACATTAACAGGACAGAACGTTTACATAGCCTCAGACTCAGTTAATTTTAGAACTGGGGATATAACAAAAGCTAATATATCTTATAACAGTGGTACAGATAAGTTATTTTTTAGCGGAGATATGACTTTTCAAGATCCTACGGCTAACATTACGGGGAGGCTTGAAGTTAGCCATATTGAAGTAACTGGCGCTCATAACCCTTGGGCGGGTACAGATAGCCAATATGCCGCTATATACTTATCGGATATGGATCGTGGGATTTTAGGTAACATGGGTAGTGATTATGCTCGACCCTTGATAACCAATAGCGCTAATAAAATCACTATTGGCAGCAATGGTACGAGTGCAATTCGTGACATAAATATTCAGCCAGGAAATGGTGCTGGGGCAGCCATGAGTAACTTCAATGTGTTTACAAGTGGTGTTAAAAGAATGACCGTTACCAGAACAGGTAATATAGGTTTCGGGGGTGGTCTTGCAGATAACCCAAATTACGCTTTTGTTGTCGATCTACAGGATAGTAGAATGGATATCTTAAATGGGTCTGTTAAAATTAGATATGCTGCAAACAATGATGCCATAACTATAACTCCTTCTGTTGGTGGTGAGGGTAGAATATTAGCCAGTGATGGAGATACCAGTACCCCGCACCCATTAAAAATAGCTGGCGATAGAATAAGATTTACTACAAGTGGATATGCTGCTTCCACTGAAGTGATGAGAATAACAGCAGAGGGTAAAGTCGGCATAGGAACAGATGATCCATCAGGAAAACTAGATGTCGGTGGAGATGGTGCAGATATATTTTTACATTCTAATGATTTTAAAATAGCCCGTATTCAACCAAGAGGTTCATCAACAAATTATGATAGAGGTTTATTTTCATTATTTAATCAAACAGTAGAAGCTGTAAGAATTGATTCATACGGTCCTAGTTGGTTTAATTCAGAAGCGGGGAATCATTTAGGCATAGGAACAGTTAGCCCAGGAAAACAAGTAGAAATTCGTGCTGCTGAACCATACTTAAGACTGGAAGAATCTAGCTCTGGTGGAAACAAAAGATTAGATTTATTTGTTTCGCAATCTACAGGTGTCATTGCCGCAAATCAATCGGCGCAAACAATGATGTTCCAAACTGTAGGGACAACCAGAATGACTTTAGCGGCAGGTGGCAGCGTTGGTATTAATGTCGCTGCCCCCGCAGGTGACAAGCTAATGGTCCAAGGAGACGATGGTTATTATGCTGCTCGGTTAGATGGAGCATCAACAGCGGGTCAAAGTTATGGCTTAAGAATTAGAGCGGGATATAATGCGACTGATCGTCCTCTATTGATTGAAAACGCAGGTGGAGTAGATATTTTTGCGGTTGATGGATTAGGCGAGGTAGAAATATTAGATAATACAAAATTAAAAGGAGTAACTTATTCAAGCTCTTACATAAAGTTTAACGATGATACAACATTAAGCGCAAATAGTGATATCATATTTGACGTTAATGGTTCTACAGAATTAATGCGTCTTGAAGAGGGTGGTAATGTCGGTATAGGAACAAATAATCCTGCTCGTAATTTAAGTGTCGCTAGCAGTTCAGCTAATGTTGTTATGCAATTAGCAAACAGCACAACCACTTATGCTGCTGATAATGGATTAGAAATTTTTGTTTCAGACAATGACGCTGGAATAGTTAATAGAGAAAACGGATACCTTCGTTTCGATACAAATAATACTGAAAGAGTAAGAATACTGGCGAATGGTAATGTAGGTATAGGGACTGATGCGGCTCCTCAAAAACTTACTGTAAGAGGAGGATTAGTAGCCACAAATTCTTCAAATATTCAAGTCGCCACTTTGACGAACTCTAGTGAGGATGGCAGACTTGTTTTAAACCAAGCGGCAGGAGTAACAAGAGTTCTACTTGATACTGATGGAGTTAGTTATTTTAAAGGAGGCAATGTTGGTATAAACGTAACTGATCCAGACGAGAAGCTTGAAGTAGCAGGTAAAACTCATCTAGGAGGTAGAGGGCAAGACGGTGGAGCATATATAGCGTATGCTACATTAAGTGAAACGCAAGGTGGAGCAGCGACAATTCTAGGTAATGCTGTATACGCAGGAACTGGAAGCAATGTATATAGGAAAACTTATAGTGACGCTGGTAACTTCATCGGCATGACCTACAATAGAGGAATAACTTTCCATACTAATGTCACAGGTAGTGCAGGTAGCACCGAATATTCGGTTGATAATCATGAGCAGATGCGTATTACCACAGGAGGTTTAGTTGGCATAGGAACAGATGATCCTGATACTGATTTAGAGGTAAGAAAAGTTGCTAATGATGCTACTATACAAGTAACCACCAACGGGGCAGGGGCTTGGTTTGTTGCTAATTCAACAAATCAACAATATCAAGGGTTCAAAGTCGGACATAATTGGTTCATGGGTCAGTATGAGAGCAATGATTTTGTCATAAAAAATGGATTACAATCGAATGGCACTCCTGTTGTAAGTATTGCAGACTCAACAAATAAGGTTGGTATAGGCAGTATTAATCCATCAGAAAAACTAGAGGTTGCAGGGAATATAATAGCTAAAGATGCTGGAGTTTTAGCTGGTGTTGGTGGTGATAAAGATGGTTTCATATTTCATGACCTTTACACTGCTGGGGGTAACTATTATGGATACAAAGCTTTTAGTAGTGCAACAAGGCTTTCAACAGTAACTGATGGGGTAGAAAGATTAACTGTCGATGTTAATGGTAAAGTTGGCATAGGAACAACTGTTCCAGCGCAAAAGCTTCATTTAGAATTTGCTAATACCGATACAAGTTTTTCTAACGGTGCAGGTGGAGATTGGGGTAGCGAGGGACTTCTCATAGAGAATACAAGCAGTACTACCGATACAATGGCTATGATTCAACTGCGTAACGGTGACGCAGATTTTCATATAGCTGGTATTAGACAAGGGACAAACGATAATGATTTAGGATTTTTTGCTGAAGGTTCTGAAAAAGTAAGGATTACAAATGCTGGCAATGTAGGTATAGGAGATAATGCTCCAACAAGTCCTCTTAGTTTAAAGTCCCTAGCCATCGGACTAGCTGGTACGCCAGTCACAACGATGACTAAGTCTATTGCAACTAGTAATATTGGGGTAAAACTTAGCTTTGTTAGCGGAAGTAACACAAATAACAATATTATAGGTGGCCTGAGTATGGGTAATGTTGGTGAGGAATATGCAGGTATGTATGCTATTGATGGTGGAGCATCTGCTACAACCCACTTAGCTTTCTTTGCGGGAAATTCCACTTCGACTAATGAAGGTATAAGACTTCTTAGTGACGGTAAGGTTGGTCTAGGAGTAGCTAGCCCAGCTTATCACCTTGACGTAACGGGAATTGTTGGCGCATATAGATTTATACAAGATGGGAATGTTGGTTCTGATTTTTATGCTGTTACTGCTTCTAGATCATCTAGTAGTTTAACTAGCCCAGACATTTATGATAAAAATAGTAATGGATTAGTTTTGGGAGGCACTCATAACGAAGCAAGCTTAGTGGTAAAAGTCGGTGGCAATGTTGGCATAGGAACAAATGCCCCAGATGAAGCTTTAGATGTCGTAGGGTTCCTAAGAATGGGCAATGCTACCGCAAATAGCACACAAAAGATAGCCAGACAAGTCATTCGTGCTTACAATACCAGTCACAATGATTTTATGGCCCTTATGGGTACAGCTAATCAGACTAGTAACGTAATAAGTTACGGCGGAGGAAGTAGTGATCAAACGTGCGCGACTGAATTAGCTTTCTTTACTCATACCGACGTTTCTTCAGCTACTGCTGGAACAAAAAGAGCAAGAATTAATTTATCAGGAAACTTTTCGTTAGGTGCAGATGAATATTTAAAAACCCATAACACAGCCAGAGCGCACATACAAGCACAAGGGACTTCGGTTGATCTTAGTAGTAGTAAAATAGCTGATGCAACTTTACTTCTTGGTAATGAATATGGAGCTACAAACGCAAGTAATCCTGCTTATGGTTTGGCAATAGGAGTTAATACTGCTGGCTGTTCTTTATTGCAGTCTAGAAGATTTAATAGCAGTACATTCTTCGAAATGTCTTTAAATCCATATGGAGGTAATGTTGGAATTGGAACTGTTGATCCAGGTTACAAGTTAGAAGTTAATGGATCTATTGTCGGTACTTCTAAATCATTTTTAATTGATCATCCTACTCAAACAGGCAAAAAGCTAATGCATGCTTGTATTGAGGGTCCAGAAAATGGAGTCTACTTTAGAGGCAGATCACAAGAAACTGGCATAGAGTCTCCTGAGTACTGGTCTGGTTTAGTTGATATAAATTCAATGACAGTTGACGTAACTCCAATAGGCCCGAATCAAAGTATTTATGTTGAAAGAATAGACGACAATGGAGATATATGCGTAGGATCAAATACTGCGGAAGCTCTTAATTACTTTTATGTCGTATACGGAGAGAGAAAAGATATAGATAAATTAGAAATAGTAAGAGACCCAACGCCTCCCCCATCAGGAGCTGATGTTGCTCAATAATTAATTAGAATTTTTAGTATATTTTAATATATTTAAAGTATGCTTGATTATGTATTTTTAACTCCCATAGCCAATGGGATGACTGGCAATATTGTTCCGCAATATCTAAAATTACA